CCGGGGTTTAACAACCCCGGAGTCCCGCAGTAATGTAGTTCAGACCGCTTGGATGCGGCCCTGTTGTGTCCAACTGATGGAATCACATGACTTGCTGATGTAACCAACAGCATGTAGTATGATCTGTTGCTCTGCATCAAATTGCTGCTAACTAAGTTTGAACTCTCCTGCATCGAACCAGTTTATCAGAAACTTTCGCGATAGGCGCGAAAGTCCCTCACAAGTACACCTCCAAGAACTCTGTATTGGAAGGTAAACCTTACAGAAGAAAGCCTGCATATCTCTAGGCTAGGAAAAACCAAAATGACGGTACGCCACCTCACTATTGTGGTAAGTCCGGTAACCTTTATGGTATTAGATATGCACCCTACGCGTTCTTTGTTAACAACTCTTTATGAAGAAGCGCGAAGTAACCCCACCAGGTAGAAGGTTTACTCGATAACCTTCAGACCCTCTACTGGACTCCCTATTGCCCGAAAAGCTGGGAACTTTATGGTCTGTTGAACCCCTTCTTTCGGTGTTTTGCCCCCACGTCTCCCGTTGGCGTGAAGTGAATTGACACGAACGAGCCTGAAGGAATGCCTCTGGAGAAGATCCTCTCTTTGTGAGGTCAATCGAGCATTTGTATTGTATGTTTGCGCTGGGATTGATAGATAGCTGATAGCCCAACCACTATAGTTGCTGGTTGTTTGCGAACAAACACGCTTGCCAAGATTCAGTTTATTTATCATACCCCAGGGATGTATGGTCCTATKTTAGATTGTCGATCGACTCTAAGGTGATCCTTATACGGTTTGACACCCGTATTGATAGGTAAGAAATTCACCGAATACTTATGTGCTTTGGATTTTTGTAGTTCAACTTCAAAGATCGCTGGATCCCGATTCCAGCAAAACCCGTTACGCTTTCTTCCTTTTACGTCTGCTATATGCATTCGAGGTTTTCCGGCCTGGTTACCTACCTATAACCGGTCGCGGTACCCAATCCGTATTCCCATCCCAGAAAAATGTCCGCCTATGTGAGTGAATGTAATAATCGAGTTATGGGAAACGCCAGTGGTTTGTCAGCCACGAAGCACGACGCCAGTTTGGCCGCTGGATACAAAAACACAAAGGACTCTACCCGTCGAACCACGGGCAAGTGTCCACACGATGTTCTTCTATGCTCCGAATGCATTATCACCCCGTTGATTTCTGCTGAAGGAGCTCACTTGTCCTATCTTTTGGAACATCGCGCGAAGAATGGAAAATGCATTAAATGCACTGTAGGATCTCGCAACCTCCCTGTACCTAGTGGGCTGTTGCACCATTCTTCTTCAACTTCGGTTGCCCCCACCAAGATGGCCACCGAGGAGATCCCCGAGATTGTTGAAACCGCTTCGAAGCTTTATTCTTTTTCACACCCCGAAACGGGGAGCCCCTCCGAGGACTCTAATTCACAATCGAGTCCAGTGAATGAAATTGCGCTCTCCGAGTTCCAAGAATTGCACCGAATGGCCGAAATTGATGATGACTCAGAATTGGATATTGGTCACACAAAATCAACTATCGGGTCCCAACTGGCTGAAGTGAAGGGCAGAATGTCCAAGTCTTTCCCCGAGTCTTTGATTAGGAAAAGTTCAAAGGCTCTCAGTCAGCTCATTCTCTTGTCCGTAGGACTATGTCATGACACGAACCTAGTTTCTGTCGTCACACGTTGCACAGCTTTTTTGGATGCGATGTTAGACGATGGGATAGTCATGAGTCTCCACGACATTCTCATTGAGTATGTCAGTGGAGTCAAGCTTCCCGATACACTTCAAGGGAAAACAGTCCAAGAATGTTACGCACTCGAGAATACGATTTCGAAACCTGAATCTGTCTCACCTACGGCACTTGCCGTTTGGGACACCCTCAAGAAAGGAGTTTTCACGAAACACTTGTCCTACGTTGTGGGAACTGCTTTCGCCTTCTTCACATGTAAGATTCAAAATGTGGAGTTTAGTCACCCCCTGCATGATGCGATCATGAAGCATTCAGCCGCGGAGAAGATCGATGGGGTCGATTTCATCGATCACTGCCTGAAGCTTTACAATTGGGTTTCTACTGTTGGTGTGGCTTGCATTGAACAACGCAGCCTCAAGCCTTTGACTTTGAATTCCGGTGGACTTGCCAAATGCCATGAAGGCTATTACAACGTTAAGCAATGGTTCACTGATGCTAAACGTGATGGCAATACGACGATGGAACAACGACAAGAGCAGTTTGTCAAGATCGAAACCATCTATAAGACCCTGGTGTCACTATGCAAAATTGAGCGAGATAAGTTCACTACCCTTCAAGCGTCGTCCCTGATTCGAGAAGTCGGAGCACTCTATAATGATGTGAAAGACTATGTTCTAAAGATCGATGCTGTTAAGGTCGCCCGAGGTATCCACCTCCATGGTCCCCCTAAAACTGGGAAATCATACATTGCCGCTGCAATACACGAACAACATTGCTTGGCACGTGGTGTCGTTTACCGCGAATCTGATAATGCCCAGTTGAACTTGATGGCTGAATTTCAGGACGAGATCACCAACAGCACACAAACTATTACCATCAATGAAACGTCTGCTGTTAAAGAGAACTATGCCAAATCTTTGGAGATGGCGTACACCACATCTCTTGCTTTGGTTGACCCCGTCCCTTTCCATCCCAATCGCTCAAGCCTTGAAGAGAAGGCCAAAGTCACAGCACAACACATTAGTGTTGTGTCCACCGGAAACACAGAGGAGCCCTGGATCCACGCCGCGAAAACTCCTGGAGCGTGGACGCGTCGATACACCTCTGTATATATGCGCACTCTTCCTCAATTTGCTGACGCGCATGGACGTTTCGACGCCTCCAAGGCCGATGGATCGCACAACTACCATTTGTTTGACGTCTACGAGATTGTATATGACGAAAGTGGCAACAAGAAACGAGTGTACTACAAGTTTCGTGGCGGCGAAAGTCGCAATATGTGTACTCGTGATTTCATGGAACTATTGCTCGAACTCGGTGTGGTGCACTATGCCAATGAAGATCGGCTCGAAGCTGAAAGGAAAAAAGAGAAGAAGACTGGGTGTATGAAATGTAAACGCCTGGCCCACTTCTGCAATTGCGTCAAACATGATGTCCGCATTTCTATGGACGATATGACGCAGGTGCAAGCTTCGGTTGTTAGTGGCATACCTGAACAAGAAAAATGCCCCGCCTGTTCGACATTGGGACCGCATGGTCAACGTTGCGTGTTCCAGGAAGGAGCTGAAAAATGCCTCAAATGTGGCGCCGCACCTTCCATACCAGAATCTGGAGCGGTTGTGAACACTTTCTTCTCTTTTGTGACACCTGTTCTATTCGAGTCCTGCGCCGCATGGTTTAATCCGTTTGTCAAGATGCGCTGGCTGTGGTCCATTGATACAGCCGTTGCAGAAACCTTGCGCGAGGATCTTATTGAGGAAATTAGTCACATCCCAGATGCTGTCGGAACGAAAGCGTTGAGTCTCATTCCTGACAATTGGCTCACTCGTCCTGATGGGTCGAAGTCTTTCCTTGGGAAACAGAAGGAAAGGTTTTTGAAATTTGTAGCCGCGGAGAAGCAGATGTTTTTACCAATACGCGTTCTACTCAAACGTGCATTTTCTATCGCATGTTTGATTTTCTTCCTCTGCTCTCTGATTGTGTTCGGAATGGACTATTTGGGTTTTGAAAGGCACCAATGGGAGTTCACTCAGCGACACTCATATCAGGTCACCCGCTGGGGTTGGATTCCCTTATATCCCGAATACTCTGAGCACGTGTTCCGAAACCGTGATGCCTACGCCGAGAGAGGAATTTACACTCTCGCGCACCTGCAATGGAAGGAGTATTATGTCAATCTGTATTTCTTCCAGAAAATTCTCGGGAAAATCTTCTACTATTGGCACTACCAGGAGACGGTCACCACTTACATCCTCGTCCGGAAAATGGCAGAGTGGTGGCATTTCCCACTGATCATGTCGCTGTCGTACTTCACCCTCATTTTCTTCTGGATGTGGATGCGTCGCGCCATCGGTGTTCGTCAGCGCTACCTAGATCTCGAGAAAAGGGCCTCAAGTGACAAAGATCTACAAAAGTCTCTCTATGATAAGATGCGTCGCCACCCCACCGAATACAACACGCTAGTACCTACAGCCATTGGTTTGATGGGAGTGATAATCTCTGGTTTGACTCTCTGGAACATGATACGTTCGAATCCGGAGGGAGGCATTGTCAGAGATGGAAAAGAAGAGGGATCAGCTTGGAATTCTTTTATGCTTTTCAAGCGTTCCACTCCTAAAGGAGACGTCGACAATGGGGTCACGTTGGAAGACACGGTTTCACGCGTCAAGAAGGCCCAATGTTTGGTCAAGGCTAACGTTGGTGGTCAGGATACAGAAGTCGTCGGCCACTTCGTGAACGGCTTCCTCTTGGTGCCTCATCATTTCTTCAAACCGAATCCGATGAAGGATGAAGTCCAAGCAATCACCGACGTGTACATAGATTGCAACAACTACAAATGTAAAGTTCGTATCTACAAGGAAAGTCTGAAACGTATGCCCGGGAAAGACGCAGTTCTACTCAAGGTTCCTAAGGGACCCACTTTGCGTCATGATCTCCTAGATCTCTTCCCCAAGGAAACTGGATCCGATCATCATTCGGCCACGCTCGTTCACCTCCGGGAAGATTGTGAGGTGACCAATGCGCGCTACGTCGACAATGTGGATTGCGGTGGATACAATTGTGGTAGAGGAGTCACGTACCGCTCCAAGAGAACACAAGCTGGCTATTGTGGGACAGCAATAGTGAGGAAAGGCGTAATCATCGGGTTCCACATTTCAGGTGATTACAATGTGCTAGGACAAAAACTTGGAAATGCTCAAGAAATCATGCGCAGCGACATCGACAAAGCAATTGATGCTATGCGCAACGACCCAGATTTCATTTCCAAGCCTGAAGCAGGGGTTGTGCCCAAGGAACGATTGGGCTACAAGTTGGTCACAGGAAAAGGACCACATCCGAAGACTAAAATCTTTGAAGAGCTAGCCGAGTACCATGGGATCCAGGTGCTAGGACACAACCCTGATTTAGTCAGATATCGTTCCCGAGTTAGGAAAAGCCTGATCAGTGACACACTCGCAGAAGTCACTGGTCGCACCAACAAGTGGAAGTCGCCAGACATGAAACAGCCCTGGGTTCATCACAACAAAGCATTGAAATTTGTCGCTGAAGGAGCATGGGAAGTTCCTCCTTCGGCGCTCAAATGGGCGCAGGATGATTACCTTTCTGACATCCTGAAGATTTTGCCCAATTATGTGAGGAAGTTTCCTGAGTTTTGCCATGCACTATCCAATACGGAAATGGTCAATGGAGTCCCTGGTTCCCTGTACATGAAAGTTGTCAATATGAAATCGGCCATTGGGCCAATTGGCAAGGGATCCGGTGACAAAATTTCGAGTGGGCTCTTCGAGGAGATTGAAAGAGGAGCAAACAATGAGAAACGATACAAACTCGCTGCTGAAGCTCAAGCATATTGTGATGAGATGGAAGGCTTCTTTGAACGGGGTGTGAAATATGGCGTGTGGACACGCACCTGTCTCAAAGATGAAGTAGTGGACCAAGACTCTGAGAAAGTCCGCATCTTCTACATCTTGGAATGTATTTTCGCCTTGCTCGTGCGCAAGTATTTCCTCCCCATAGCTGAGTTTATCTCGCGACATCCGCTCTTGTGCGAGTGTGCCGTTGGGATTAACTGCGCAGGTCCAGAATGGGAGGAGACCATGAAATATGCGCAAGAACTAGCCACCGATGAGCTTATGACTGACTTTGATTACTCTAAGTACGACCTTAAGAGATCCCAAGACGTGATGATTGCCTCTCTGAATGTTTTCTTGAAAATCGCACAACACATGGGGTACTCTGATAAGGACTTGAAGATTATGGAAGGGATTGCAGATGAACTTCGCAATCCAGTCATTAATTGGAATGGGACAATCATTTCGTGTTTTCTTTGGTCCTCAGGTAATTCAATGACGGTCTACGGCAATTCTGTTGAAAATTCGTTGCACAACAGAATTTCCTTTTATGTCAATGGAGTGCAAGAGTTTGGTCTAGACGAGTTTCTCAAACTTGGATCTTTTCGTGAGAATGAGCGTCTTGTAACTTATGGTGATGATGGCCAAAGTGGATCCAAACCCAGCGTCCGGAAAATCTGCAATTTTTCCGCCAAGAAAAGATATTTCGATAGCATCAACATGAAAATCACGGATGCAGCCAAAAGCGATGATCCAGAGGACGCAGTTCATCGTGACACTATCGATTTCTTGAAGCGAAGGAGTGTGTATCATGAAGCACTCAAGTGTCGTGTTGGAGCTTTGGCTCTGAACTCAATCGACAAGATGGGCCATATGGTTAGTGGTACCGGCGACCTTGAAGATCTCGCCGTGAATTCTATTATCACTATGCTGTTGGAAAGTTTTCTCCACGGCCCGGATATATACGAGCGGTACCGAGGGGACCTCAGTCAAGTGGCTCAGCGCCACAATCTTTGGACTGAATACCTGGATTACGATTACAACACTCTAGTTAGTCGTTGGGAAGAGAAACACCTCTAGAGTATGTGTACCGCCGACCTGCCGGACGTCAGAAAAAGCCGGGAGCAG